CTTGTTCCTTGGGACGCTGTTGATGTTGGATATGATTTTTATCTTATCAATAGCAACTCACAAAGCATAAGTCTTGCGGTAAATACTGGCGTGACTATTGTTGGTCGTGCAACTGTAACTACCCTTGTATCGGCTCAATTCAGAATTCGTAGAACAGCGGCAAACACATTCATTGTTTACCGTATTAACTAAGGTTGCAAAATGAGCCTTCAAACAATTCTTTCTGTGGCTGAGTCCGTCAGCATCAATGACCACAAATTTGCTGGTCAAATGATGTCAAGGAATATGCGTATTAGCACTTCAGAAATTCTGACGGTTCAGCCATTTCAATTTGGCATTAGGCCAATGAATTATTTGTTGTACTCGCAAAATCGTGCTGTTCTTTCAACCTTGCGGGAAGCTGATCGCATTACAGAGCAGTACATAAATTTTGGCTCTACTGGTTGGCTGAACTACATTCGTTATCAAGGCGATATGACTCAAGCGCAACTCATTGCTTGTCAAGTTCAAACGTCATCTGCAAATAAAACAATTGTGCTTGGGTCTTTGCCAGCAATTAGTTCTGGCTCATTTATTGTCAAGGTTGGCGACTTCATTCAGATTGGCCGCTACTCGTACATTGCCACAGCAAACGTCACAAGAGGCGCATTGACCACAGTTGACATACCTGTTCACCGAACTCTTTTGAGTACCGTTACGGCTCCTGTGGCTGCTGTTATTGGTCAATTTGGAAGCGTAACATTTGGAGCAACTGCGTACACGGGCATAACATTTCCTGTTGTGCTTAGAGAGTATCCCACCTACACTCTAGTTCCAATGACAAACGATAGCTTCATTCAATGGGACGGTGAATTTAACGCCGTTGAGGTTGTGCTATGAACGAAATTTTGCCTGTTGCCAACACTAATGTTGTTCGCTATGCGGATTTCTTTAAACTGACAACTGCGTCAGGCACTTACTATTTTTCAACAGCACCCTACGACATCACTGTTTCTGGCATTGGCACATTTACGGCGCTTGGGCAACTTGTGCAAGTCAGTTCAGCGCAGCGAGACATTAAAAGCACAGCCAATGAAACAACTATCACATTGGTTGGCATTGACACTGCAAATCTTGGACTTGTTCTAAGTTCAAACATTAAAGGTTCGCAAATTCAGTTGTGGCATGGTTTTTTTAATGACAACAATCAACTATTGACATTAAGCTATGCCAACTGGATAAACAACAGTTCTTTGACGGTGGATTGGAAAAATAATTTTGAGACTGAAATCCCGTGGATACTTGCTACTGGCGGTAACGGGCTTTATCAGTATTTCAACGGTTACGTCAACTCTTTCTCAATATCCGAGCAATGGATGGAAGAAGCAAGAGAGTTTACTGGTGCTGTGACATTAAGCGCATCTAGCTTTCAGTTGATTTTGCAAAACAGAACTGCTGGAAGGTACACAAACGACAATGCTTGGCAATCTGTCAATCCCGGTGATACTTCAATGAATCGCGTCAGCTTCATTTCCACAATCAATTATGCGTTTGGAAGAAATGCGCCCTAACATTCGTCACGCATCTCCATTTGATATTCCTACAATTATTGAATTGCTTAAGGAGTATCGCGCCGAAATGCCTTATGGGTTGTTGTGTGATGCTGATGACAAACAGTATGTGACGCAAATGTTATCTAACTTGATTGCTGGTCAAGGCATTGTTTTGGTTGCTGAGACAGATCAAATTGAAGGAATGTTGATTGCTGGAGTGATGCCAAGCCTGTGGTCGCCCAAGCATTTTTTGTTGACAGAGTTTGCTTATTTTGTAAGGCAAGAATGTCGCAATGGAACATCTGGTTATCGTTTGCTTGCAAAGTATCTTGAGGAGGCAATTAAGATGAAAGAAGAAGGTCGTGTGACCAACTTCTTTATCAGTAAAATGGTTAACAGTCCAAACCTCGACTATGGTCGATATGGGTTTCAAAAACTTGAAGAATTTTGGGTGATCTAAATGCCGGGTTCAATCATTGCAGCATCTTTATTAGGCGCGGGAGCAAGTGCAACAGCCTTGGCTATGACAGCATTTGCTATCAACATTGTTGCATCTGCAATTATTAGCAAAGCCTTTGCGCCAGATATTGATAATTTTCAAAATGATGCCCGAAATCAAAATCCCGGCAACAGAACACAAGTTCCTCCCGCTGGTGACAACAAATTGCCCGTCATATATGGGTCTGCTTATGTCGGAGGAATCATCACTGATTTAAGCATCACCGATGACAACCAAAATTTGTACTATGTTCTTTCGCTTGCTGAAGTAACAAACACTGAAACTGGTGGAACTCCAGATACTTTTACGTTTGGAGATATTTATTTTGGCGGCAAGAAATGTATATTTGATGGAACAGATTTAACTAAAGTTGTTGCATTGCTTGACGAGTCAACGGGCGTACAAGAAACAAATGTCAACGGCAAGTTGTTTATGTACTTGTATCGCAATGGTTCATCTTCTGGAGTCAATACAGCATTGACAGCTATTCAAGTCATGCAAGATAATGATTTGATATATAAATGGGATGCAACAAAGTTAATGTCAAATTGTGCTTTTGCGATTGTAAAAATCACATACAACGCAGAAGCAAATTTAACTGGAATTCAGCAAACAAAATTTCAACTTACTAACAGCCGATTTGCTCCCGGTGATTGTTTTAACGACTATCTAACATCAACCAGATACGGTGCGGCAGTTCCCGTTGCGGGAGTTGATACAGGCAGTTTGGCAGCGCTAAACACATACAGTGCTGGAGCGTATACATACACGCAATTTGGCGGTGGTACAGCTACGCAAGCAAGATTTAGATTTGATGGTGTTGTTGACACAAACCAATCCATCATGTCTAACTTGCAAGCTATGGCTGCTTGCTGCGATTGCTTGCTGAAGTACAACGAAATCACAGGTCTTTGGGGCGTGATTGTTCAGTCGCCATCATATTCCTATGCGATGGATTTGAACGACTCAAACATTATTTCATCCATCCAAGTTACACCACTGGATATGGTGTCAAGCTACAACATTGCTGAAGTCAAATTTCCTGATGGAACAGACAATGATTCTTTCAATAGTGCCACATACAATTTGGCTGTTTTGAATCCATCTTTGATGTATCCCAATGAGCCTGTTAACAAGCAATCAATTTCATTGCCTTTGGTAAACAACAGTGTTCGGGCGCAGTATTTGGCAAACCGATTCCTTGAGGGTGGCCGTGAAGACTTACAAGTCAAACTCACTATCAATTATTCTGGTTTCCAACTTGAAGCTGGTGATCTTGTTACTCTTACAAACGTCAATTATTTTTGGACTGCAAAAGTATTTCGGGTAAGTCAAGTTGTTGAAAACTTTGAGCAAGGCGGTCAGTTGACCACATCATTGACATTGATGGAATACAACCCTGCAATTTATGATGACATTCCAATAACGCAATTTACACCATCACCAAACAGCGGTATTGGTTCGCCATTGACGTTTGGAACTATTTACACGCCATCTGTTATTAACATACAAACATCATCTCCTGTTCCATCTTTTGATGTTGATGTTATTGCGGCCAGCAATGGCATTGTGCAATACGCAGAAGTTTATTATTCTGCATTTTCATCACCAACTGAATCGCAAAGGTTTTTTGCGGGGACAACAGCAATCAATCCCGCTGGAAATCCATATGCTCCAAGCAGTTCTATGGGTGTTGTTACTATTACAAACTTGGCACAAGGCGATTATTATTTCAGTGTTAAATATGTCAACAGCCTTGGTGCAAGTGGTTTTTCAGGATCGTCAACTGTTTTTGCTTGGAGGCCATTAACATTTCAATACGAAAATAGATGGCTGGCAATTGCTTATGCTGACAATGCAACAGGCACATCTGGTTTTAGTTTTGATCCTCGCAACAAAACATATTTTGGCCTTTATAACAACGTATCGGCTAACGGCGGCACTGATCCAACGCTATACACATGGTATTTGTCACCATTAAATTTTGGCACATCCACTGACAATTATTTATTGTATGCAAATCGTAGCAACAGAAAATTTAGCTTTAACGTAGGTAATGCTGGATATATAAATCTTGGTGGTGCATTTGTTCCAACCGAAACATCTGTTTACGATTCAACAGTCTGGTCAGCTTTGCTTGATCCATCTGGAGGAGTTCAAAGTTTTATTGATTTGGATAAATCTACAGGTCAAGTTATTATTAACGGTGTTTCTAGTCCAAACCAAGATGATGGTTTTTTATCCATTACCAATAATACAAATGGACAAATGCGAGTTAACTTGCAACCGTTTTTGAATTTTGGAGCAAATATATATAGAAAATCTTTTAATGTAGCAACATTAACTGTAGACGTTTACGGGCGTGTAGTTGGCTTTTTGGAACAAGATCAATTTTTTTACACAGAGACTGTATATACAGCAACTGCTGCACAAACAACCTTTAGCAACACGCACACTGTTGGGTGGATTTTGGTATTCCGCAACGGCGTTTTGTTGGACACAAGCGAATACTCGGAAACATCAACGACTGTTGTAATGGCAACGGCTTGCGCGGCTGGTGAAGTTATTGTTGTTTTCTTTATGCGAGGCGTAAGCACAGCCGCATCGTATGTTCAAACTAACATGACAATTGCGTCAAGCACAACTAACACAATCACATATAACAATGCTCCTTGGCAAATCATAAATGTTGGAGACAAGATTACATTTACAGATGTTGTAACGCCAAGTCCACCAACGCAGTACACTGTGCAAAGCATAAACACCTCAACAAAGGTGATTACTTTTACCACCACCATTGCTGGTGCGACTGCTGGTAATCAAGTGTTTATTGCTCGGGCTGCTGGTGCAAACTATGCGCCATTTAGCAGATACACTGTTAACTTGACTGCTGCAACAACGTACACGCCAACAGCATGGGCAATTCAAAACGGCGCTGAATCAATTTACGTTAATGGCGCTCAAATTAACGAGATTGATTACAACATTTCAGGATTAGCAATTGATGGTTTCCCTGCGCCATTGACAGGTCTTATGACCATCATTTTGTTTGCGCCAAACAATTTAAACATACCAGCATCTAGCGTAGTTAACATTACTGCCTACTCAACGGCTGGTCAAACCACTTACCCGTTTACAAGCAATCCTTTGTCATTGGAAATTTTTGCCAACGGCGCTTTGCTTGCTCAAGGTGCGTCATATGATTACACTGCAAGTTCAGCAAACTACATTTTGACTACAGCATTTAACAATAATTCAACTCTTTTGAACCAACAGACTTTTGCCAGAGATGGCGCAGCATAAGGACGAAACATGACACAAGCATTTAACCTTTCGCAACTTGCAAACAACCTAAACACAGCGGGTCAATTAGACGCTACTGATGGTCTTGTTAACGCCGTTCCTATTGCGAACGGTGGCACTGGAGCAACCACTGCTTCTGCTGCAAGAACAAACCTTGGATTGACTATTGGCACAAACGTGCCAAGTCCTACTGGCACTGGTGCTTCTGGAACATGGGGCATTAACATTACTGGTAATGCAGCAACAGCGACAACTGCATCAACTGCAACAAGCGCAACAAGCGCAACAAGTGCAGCAAGCGTTTCTGGCACAACAACGGCTGCAATTTCAACATCTGCTTTAGGTTCAGGTGCAACGCCTACAACATTTTTAGCTGGTGATCGCACATTTCAATCAATTGTGCCAACTACCGCACAAGTGTTAAATGCAATTGCAGGGGCTTCTATTGGTGCGGTGGGAACTTATGGTTTTATGTATGATTTTACTCTTCCTACTGGTACTGGTAGAGCGCCCGGTTCAACTCTTGCGGGAAGCAATTTATATTGGGCTGGTGTACCTTATGCAAATGCCTCAGAAAGCGCAGCTTCAAACTCGCCTACGCCATTAGGGACATGGCGTTTAATGGGGTACGGACAAGGCGTAACAAGCCTACCGGGATGCGGTGGAATTCTTGATGGAAGAATTTCACTTTGGTTGCGAATTTCTTGAAAGGATAAATTATGCAAGCAACACTTACATCCCTAAAAAATCCCGTATGGCGCAATGCAGATTGCACATTGATTGACTGCGAAATTACAACCAGTCAATTTGGCGATGAAATTTTGCCATTTACGGCATCACAAAACGATGTTGAGGCGCATGGACGCGCTATTTTTGCAGAAATTATTGCAGGAAATTATGGCTTTATTGCTGAGTATGTGCCACAACCTGAACCTGTTCAACCAAGGGTTAATGGAGCGCAGACGCTATGAACGCAATAACCCCTTGCTTTGTTGTTACACAAAACGAAACAACACTAAATGTGTATCACGCCAATAAAGGCGAGGGGTTGCCAAAGCATGAACACTTGTACTCTCATTTAACCATGTGTCATGCTGGGAGTTGCCTTGTTCGCAACAAGCGCCGTAGCTTAATAATGACCAAAAACACGCAACCAGTGAATCTTGTGGAAAATGAATGGCACGAAATTGAGGCGCTGGAAGATGGAACGGTGTTTGTTAATGTTTTTGCTGAAGTAAAATCCTGAGATAATTCGTCCAAGACATGACAAGACTCATTGCCCTATGATTGCATAGGGATCATCACTTTTTGAGTATTTGACATGGACAACCAACAGCTTTTCAACTTAGTCGTATCAGTTGCCGGAGGCTTGGCAATCTATGTCATCAACAATTTGACCCGCACCATTCAGAAGCTGGAAGACAAGGTTGGCGAATTGCCGCACATTTATGTGGCAAAAGATGATTACAGGTCAGACATTGCAGAAGTCAAAGCTATCCTCAAGCAGATATTTGACAAATTAGATGGCAAGGCTGATAAACCATGAAAGATTGGGTCGTTAGCTTTTGCGCTGCGGCCCTACTTGTAGTGGTAGTGATTTGGTGCGTCAAAGTTTTTATTGAGGTGTTGCGATGATTGCGGAAATTGCAGCAGCCAATGCAGCATTTGCAGTAATAAAAGGCGCTTTGGCAAATGGCAAGGAACTGCACCAATTAGGCTCAAGGGTCTTTGACTACTTTGACAACAAAGCCAAGATTCAGGAAAGCGTTACCAAAAAAGGTGGCGGTTCTGATCTTGAAGAATTCATGGCGCTGGAACAACTCCGGCAACAGGAAGAAGAACTACGCGAGCGCATGGTCTATGCTGGTAGGCCGGGAATGTGGGGCGATTGGCAGAAGTTCCAAGCCGCTGCTGCCCGTAAGCGCAGGGAAGATGCTGAAGCCATAAAACGAGAGAAGGCCCGTAGAGCAGCGCAAATTGCTGAGATGGTTGAATACATTGTTATTGGCATGGCCTCGCTTGTCTTGGCTGCTTTGTTGATCTACGGTCTTGTGATTTACTTTAAGTACATAAGATGAGTGACGAAAAGCTAAACGCCAACAGTACCCTTGACAAAGTGCTTGGGTATGTAGATTCGCCATTCAAATTGTTTGCCATTCTTGTCATGGGTGTTGTGGCCTTTGCTGGTTACTTTCTTTGGCAGAACCAGACCTTTATGCTGGATGCCTACAATGAATCTAAGAAGCTGCCTGAGATAAATACCAGCAGAGCAGATGACGTAGGTTCTATGCTAATGAAAAAGACGGGGGCCACAGTTGTTGCTGTCTTTAAAGTCAATCCATTGTTTAACAGCCGAACCGTGTATAGGGCATACACAAAAGATGGCAGGGACAAAAGCATTGAAGACATTGACGTAGGGTTGTTTAGTCAGAACTCATCAAACAACTCGGATGTGGTCAAGCTAATGACCAACGAAATACCCTGTGGGGAATACCGTTACGCGCAATCTGAAGTTGGGCTGTGGTACTTGGAAAAAGGCGTGGCCTACACTTGCAGAATAAGTGTTCCACCAGACAGCTATCGTTTTGTCGGACAGATTACGGTAGGCTGGACAGAGCCGCCACAAGACATTCAACAAGTTAAATTCATGCTGGAGATTGCTTCAGCGATGCTAACCAAAAGGGGTAACTGATGAACCTAGCTGACTTAAACCCACTGACTGCTATTGGCGGCAAACTGATTGACCGTTTCTTGCCTGATCCAGTTGCTGCTGATAAAGCCAAAGCAGAGTTGGCACAGATGCAGCAAAACGGCGAATTGGCGCAAATGGCTAACGAAACCAAAGTGCTTGAGTTAAACAACGCTAACACCGATAGCGCAAGAGAAATGAACGCCAAGGTGCAAGAGTCCACAAACGCATCATGGCTGGCAAAGAACACGGCATACGCGCTGGACATTGGGATTGTCTCGGCCACCATTTTTTTGGCTTGGTTTGCGTTTATGAAAGGTGTTCCAGATGCCAACAAGGAACTGGTCTATATGGCGCTAGGGTCACTCATTACTATGTGCGGAACCGTATTGAACTTCCATCGTGGCAGTTCGCAAGGCTCCAAAGACAAAGGTAGTGAAATTCAAAAATTGAAGGATATGAAATGAAAGACAACTTTGAAGCAGCATTAAAAGCTATCTTGCACCATGAAGGTGGCTACGTTAATCATCCATCTGATCCCGGTGGCATGACCAATCTAGGTGTGACAAAACGGGTTTGGGAAGAATGGGTTGGACACACAGTTGATGAAAAGGCTATGCGTAGCCTGACTCCTGAAATTGTTGGCCCAATGTATAAAGTTAAGTATTGGGACAAAATTAAAGGCGATGAATTGCCAGCGGGTGTGGATTACGTTGTTTTTGATGCTGCTATCAATAGTGGGCCGGGAAGGGCTGCAAAGTGGCTGCAAGCCTGTGTTGGCGTTGAACCTGATGGTGGAATAGGCCCAAAGACGTTAGCCGCTGTAAACGCTGTTGACACAAACCAGTTGATTGAAGACTATGCAAAACGGCGATTGTCATTTTTAATTGACTTGCCAACATGGACAACCTTTGGCAAAGGGTGGGGCCGTAGGGTTGCAGAGGTTCAAAAAACTGGCTTGGACATGGCTTAACGCTCAAGCCCTTGCAGACGATCTGCAACAAGCTGCGCGTATCCAGCAATGTCAATCCAGTTATCTGCATAATTTGGGTCGCCATTTAGAATACGCGCAATCTTGTGACAAATCATATCAAGTGCTTCAAGTTGATCGGGTTCAAGCGCACACTGACGAACCGCTTGATATGTAAACAATGTTCTTTTTAGACTTTGAGCAATCTCAGCATGGCTTATAAATTTGCCATAACGCTTGCCTCGCTCATTAAGAATTTCGTTAATCATCACGACTCCTTAACAAACTGACCGTCTTTGTTCATGTAGCCTTTGCGTGGCTCAATGACTTTGT